GTAACGCATACGTACACCGACAGTAAAGGGGACAGGTTAATATCCTGTTCCCAACTGATCAGCAAGTTAAAGCGTCCTTTTGACCCGACCGGAGAAATAACAGAGCGGTATGCTAAAAAACACGGGCTAACGGTTGACGAGGTAAAAAAGAAGTGGAAGGAAACAAATATTAAGTCCTGTGATTACGGGACTGCCATCCACCAGGAAATTGAATACTATCTGAACAGTAAAGCATTTATGGAAAGCCCATACATAGGATATGTTAAACAATTCGCGGCCCTGAAATACCAGGGAAGGCTTTTCAGTGAAAGGATGCTCTATTGTCTTGAAAATATGGTTGCGGGAACATCTGACCTAATCGAAAGGGTAGGAAACGTGATCAATATTGACGATTTTAAAACTAATAAAAAACTGGATAAGCGTAATTTCTACGGGCAATACATGCTTCATGAAGTTAGCCACCTGGAAGATTGCAATTTCAATCATTACCAGTTGCAGCTTTCTATTTACGGATATCTGTGTGAACTAAAAGGACTAACCGTCGGCAGGCTTCGGATTCTATATTTCAATCCCGAAACCCAAATTATGGAACCGCATTTATGCCGTTACATGCGCGACGAGGTAAGAGAAATTTTTAAATATAAATCATACTTAAAATCATGAGCAAGAATTTAGCACTGGAAATGGCTGAAAGAGAATCGGCCACAGAAGAAACAGGACTTAGTTTAGAACTACAGGACTGGAAAGGCTTAAATAAAGCCTCTATAAAAGAGAAAGTCGATGCAGTGGTTACAACCATCCACGATGGATGGGTTGACCCGATAGAGGCTTTAATATTCGCCAAAAAAGGTAGTGAGGTGTTTGCGCTATTGGAAAAGAACGTGCGCGAGTTTGCAGAGGCAAAAGGTGTGGGTAAGGATGGTATCGATAAGTTTAACGTAAAACTTAGCGAAGCAATGACCGGCGTTAAATACGATTATTCAGGATGTGGAGACGTTACCTTAGATAAGCTTCAAAAAGAATCCGCAGAGTTGGATATAAAAATAAAGGCTCGTCAAAAGTTCCTTCAAACCGTAACAGGCCGTCAAATAACTGGCGACAGCGACACGGGGGAAGCATGGGAAGTAACGGAGCCTATTAAATCGGGAAAGCTTGGCATTAAATGCGAGATAAAGTAACATGCCACAGCAAACATTTACCCGTAAAGAAGTTCGTGCCTTATTAAAAAGGCAAATATTAGCATCGGTTGAATCATATAATCGAGCAGGACCGGATCCTTTCCTTATAAGGCTTTGTTTTTCGCAATACTGTGATGAAATGGGCAGAACTTCAAAGAGACTGAAAAACGTCAACATAATTAAATTTTAACAATGGACAAAGACCTGGAAAACGTTATAGCTATCTGTAAGCAAATCGAAGCAAGCCTTACTATTGATGTGAAAGAAGATGATGGTCATTTGATCGCGCAAAAGATTAACATTTTGAGTGCGCTGCTTTCAACATCCAGCCACGCGGTGGCTTTATCTCAGCAGATATACGCCCGCAAAATGGGTGAGCTTACGCAAAGTGTCGAATACATCAACCGGACGGCTACAGATAAGAAAAACATCTTTGCCGGGCTACTTAACCATGAAGGTTATTATGTTGACTTGTGCGACCGGCAAAACAAATCCATTGTACACGCAATAGAGGCGCTCAGATCAATTTTGAGCTACCTCAAGACAGAGATGTCCCATTTGCAATAAAGAAATTGGTTAAAGGCCAATGCATGTGAAATAGTTTAAGGTTTTAGGTTTGAATAGCCGAGTACGGCGAGCGGAAAGGCTATTTTTTTAACAATTCAAAAATTAAAGCGATGAGATTAGACATTGACAACCGGCCATTATGGGTTCATAAAGCGATTGTGACGCTTTTATTAAGCGTAGTTCTGTTAGGTGTTGTTATCCTGGGTATGTGTTTTGGCTACGGACTCCATTTGCTTTACATGCACCTGAACCATCTGGCTATAGGTGGAAAATAATTTTCAGATTAATTTTCATTTTTATAACAAATATTCAGAGTGAAATTCATAAATTGGTCATCCCTATTAAAATTATTTAAAACCCGCTTAAATGAGCGAACGAATCGTTTTATTTCCAGCTATTGAAAAGCCCGGCCTTGTACCTGTTGAACTTCAGGGTGAAGGCACTTATACCTACGAGTGCAAAAACCCGGATTGTTATTACTGCCAGGCTATGGCGGCAAAAACTAATGACCAGGCGCTGGTTTTAGGCCAATTTGCAAGATATAGCTTTTGGTCGCAGGAAGAAAGGCTTAAGTTATTTGAATTAAGGGATCGCCCAATAAAAGAACTAAAATTAGTCTTTGGCTACCGGTCAAAAAACTCAATAATGAACATGCGTTGGGCGATTAATAGGAGAATAAAAAAACTCAATACGGACTATAAAATAGCTGTTTAAGGCCAATTAACATGAAATTAACAGACGAACGGATTAAGTTCTTTAAAGAGAATTACCACAGATTATCTATGGTTGAACTAGCTGTTGAGTTGCAGTCTAATAAGAGTTCTTTACAGCTATTAGCTAAAGAGTTAGGCTTGGGCGCTAAGAAAATTATAAGATATCCCGCATTTAAAATGCTTCCTGAAAGACCTGTTATCGAGGATAACTTCAGGGGTTGGTTTTGATTAAAACACCTTTTTATAATTATTGAACAAACCGTTATATGGCAAAGCCTGAAAAAAATAATGCTGAATATTTTTCACACGATAGTTGTATGCGTAACGACCCTAAGGTTAAGGCGCTAAGAAGAAAATTCAGGCATGAGGGTTATTCGGCTTATTGTATGATACTTGAATTACTTACTGATTCGGCAAATTTCGAATATGATTTTAACGACATAAACACTGAAATCATAGCCGGTGACTTTGATTTAGAACCTAATAATTTACAGGAAATAATAGCTTATTCATGCCATATAGGTTTGTTTATACGTGAAGGTACAGTAATTTTTAGTCTGGGTCTAAAACATAGGTTAAAATCTGTTATCGACAAGAGAAACAACGCAAAAGCTAGATATCTGTCACAGAAAGAGCAAAAAAGTATTGAATCTGTCACAGATACGACACAAAGTAAAGTAAAAGAAAGTAAAGTAAAAGAAAGAAGAGATTATACACGCGAGGAATTTTTTAAATCAGTTTTAGAATTTTTCGGATTTAGCGAGATAAGCAACTTCTCTAACTATAAACTTCTCACCGAATTTTGTCATGCTTTGGCCGGGTCTGACCGCCTAGAGAATTTTAAGGTTCAATTCGAAAATTACCGAAAGTTGAAACTAATGACGGGGTTTAAGCACAACTTCATCAAATTCTTAGGTAAACAGGAAGAAAAGTTTGAAGACGGCGCTTGGTGTTTAGAAAATTGGGAGCAACGCCTGAATGAAGAATTGAAAATTCAATATCAAAAGACCGGTAAACCACCCGACGATATAAGCATCCCCGATGTGCCAGATGATAAAATTTACAGCTCATTGAGTGTAGAAAAGAAGAAAGAAGCCCGCGATAAGTGGAAGATACAGGGCCACTACCTGGTAACAGACGGAAAGAAAAGCGATCAGGGATGGTACCTAAAAAATGGAACAAAAGCAACGCCAAACTAATCAAAAAATGATACTCGAAAACGATTCTCAAGACAACAAACCGACTTTTTCAGAACGTCGCGGTAGAATATCCAACCCTACGCCGTATAGCGGATTAGGTAAACTTCCTCCGCAGGCAATTGATATGGAAGAGGTAGTTCTTGGAGCCTTAATGTTGGATCAAAATGCTTTGTCGGAGGTTATAGATATTCTTAAGCCCGAGGTTTTTTACAAAGACTCGCATCAAAAATTATTTTCGGCAATAAAGAAATTATTTGATGATTCTTCACCGATTGATATTCTGACGGTTACCAACCAACTACGCAAACAAGGTGAACTGGAAATGATAGGCGGAGCATACTACATTACAGAATTGACAAATCGGGTTGTATCAGCCGCAAATATAGAAGTTCATGCCCGAATAGTTCTTCAAAAGTTTATCCAAAGAGAGTTAATAAGGGTATCAACCGACATTATAAATTTCGCTTATGAGGACACAACCGATGTTTTAGAGTTGTTGGATTCAGCCGAAAAGAAGCTGTTTGATTTGGGTCAAAACAATACCCGTAGGGACTTTAGAAAAGTAGGAGATATAGCTTACGAAGTACTAAAGGAACTTGACGCGCTTAAAAACAAACAAGATGCTTTAACCGGTGTGCCTTCAGGATTTTATGATTTGGATAAAATAACCTGCGGATGGCAAAAGTCAGACCTGGTGATTGTTGCGGCTCGGCCAGCTATGGGAAAGACGGCTTTTGTTCTTTCGTGCGCCAGAAACGCAGCGATTGATTTTGATAAACCCGTAGCGGTTTTCTCCCTTGAAATGTCTTCAAAGCAGTTAGTAAACCGTTTACTTTCCGGTGAGGCTGAAATTGAACAGGACAGAATGCGAAGAGGGAAATTAGAAGAATGGGAATGGCAAAAGCTTCACGAGAAAACGGTCGTTATCGATCAGTGTAAATTGATTATGGATGACACGCCATGGCTTTCCATATTCGAGTTCAGGGCTAAATGCCGCCGCCTTAAAGCTAAGCATGACATACAAATGATAGTTGTTGATTACCTGCAGTTGATGCACGGTAAAACCGATGGCAAGAACAACGGAAACCGTGAACAGGAAATCGGCAGTATATCCAGGGCCTTAAAGGCTGTTGCTAAAGAACTTGACGTGCCAGTTATAGCCTTGTCTCAATTAAGCCGGGCAGTAGAAAACAGGGCGGCAGCAGCAAAGCGCCCAATGTTATCAGATTTGCGGGAATCCGGGTCTATAGAACAGGACGCCGACATGGTTTTATTTCTTTACCGACCTGAATATTACGGGTTAACAGAAGATGAGGAAGGCAACCCGACCGCTGGCGTTGGTGAGGTTATTATAGCTAAACACAGGAACGGAGACACTGGCAAAGTAAGATTAAGGTTCGTTGGAAAATATGTCAAGTTTACAAGCCTTGACTTAGGTTTTATAGCAACTCAGATAGCCGAAAGGCCGAATAATTTCATCCTTAAGCCCTCTAGGGATTGGGATAGTAACGACGATCAACCATTTTGATATGAGAACTTACTTTATTAATGGTTTAAACTTTGAACTGACATGAAAGCTAAACCAAAGCTTTGTTCCTTCTGCGGCAAAATAGCGCCGCTCTGGAAATCAAATCCTAAAACTTGTCACGCTTGCGCCAGGAAACAAGCTACTACTGAAGCTATAGAAAGATCAAAAGGAGAACATAATCATAAAGGATTAACAGCATCAGAAGACGGTAAACCCGCGAAAGTTTTTAAATACAGGACTGCTGAAATAAAAAAGGTTTCGACCAAGCAGCAGAAGTTGAACGCGGCTTACAAAGTTCTCAGGGATGCTTTTATGAAGAAAAGAAAGTATTGTGAGGCGAGATTAGAGGGATGCACCGGAAAAGCTACTGAGTGCCACCATAAGGCCGGACGCGGTGAGTATCTTTTAGATGACACAAAATATCTGGCGTTATGCCATAACTGTCACGTTTTCATAACTGAGCATAGTCAGTTTGCTATGGAGCGCGGCTTTTCAGAAAGTAGATTAAGTAAAGCAATATGAGCAGTAAAAACGAACCCGTACACCTTTGTCCAATTTGCGTTTGCGTGGAAATGCAATTCCTGGAGCGAGTGCCGAATTCTACTACGATGCGAACCCGAAGATTTAAATGTCCGGTATGCGATCATTCCGAAATGTATTTAATGAGCGGGCCACACGATGCTGAACGGGCTTTTGATAAGAGAATGGCAGTCAAATCTCAAAAAGAATACCAATATAAAAAACGTAAAGACCTTTTTTAGGTATTGAATCACGATTATCAAAAGCAATATGAACGAATACCAACCATCCGAAAAGGAATTACAAGACCAAGCTAAGGCTTTCAGGGATTATTTTGAATACGAAGAGCGCCGGGCATTAAAAATGATGTTCAACTTTAAAAACCTTGATTGTGATTTCAGGGAGCAAAATATTCAAGCCAAATGTTTCTACTGGATAAAAGCAGTTATATGCCTTGCATTAAGGCGTACACATGGCAGTTATTTAGGTGATACACTCACTGTAATAAGCTACGACGAATATCAATGCTACGAGTCACTTAATTGGCGGTCAGTATGGGTAACACGCGGAATATTTACAGGATGGAGCGTATGCTGCTGTTCAGATGGCACCTAAAAACCGCCTAACCTCTATTAGTTAAAAAGGATTAAAAGACCAGACATAAAAATGAAAAAAGTTCTTATTGAATCGCCGTACGCCGGGGATGTTGAACGAAATGAGAAATATGCACTTGCATGTATGCGTGATTGTTTTGAAAGAGGCGAAGCGCCATTTGCAAGCCACTTGCTTTACACGCAGCCCGGAGTACTGGATGATACATTGCACCATGAGCGGACGTTAGGAATTGATGCAGGTTTTGTTTGGGGCGCCAATGCCGATTTAAGCGCTGTGTATACCGATCTGGGAATTTCTAAGGGTATGGAATACGGTATTAAGAACGCTGAAAAAGCTGGACGTAAAATTGAATATAGGAGCATCGAAACATGGGCTTAGGTATACCATACATGGGCAGTAAGCGGAAACTTGCATCCGAAATATTACATTTCATAACCTCACGTCATCCTACTCTAACTGACTTTTATGATTTGTTTGGTGGAGGCGGATCTATAAGTTTCACAGCGGTTCAAGATTATCGGTTTCCAGTGCATTATAATGAACTAAACCCTCACATATATAGCCTTGTTGAATATCTGAAAACCAATAAAACCCTGAATCCAAAGTTTTACGAATGGGTGACTCGAGAAGAGTTCTTTAAGCAGTGCTCCAGGCAGGATGCGGATTGGTATTCCGGTTTTGTTATGTCATGCTGGAGTTTTGGAAATAAACAGTCTTCATATATCTATGGGGCAAATATTGAGGAATTGAAAAGGTTGGCGCATCAGTTTGTCGTGTTTGGAGATTTAGAGGCAATGGAGACCTTGGAGTTAGATTTAGCTGATCTGTTAAATATTAAAGACGTCCATGCCCGGAGAAATTATTTTTGCGACCACGTTAAGAAAAAGTTCGGAAGGTTTGATTTACAGAATCAGGAGCGATTAATTCAATTAGAGCGAATACAAAACCTGCAAAACCTGCAAAACCTGCAAAACCTGCAAAACCTGCAAAACCTGCAAAACCTGCAAAACCTGCAAAACCTGCAAATTACGAATAAATCCTATGAAAACGTAGTAATTACAGGTAACAATCCTGTTATATATTGCGATATTCCATACAAAGGAACTGGAGAATATAAAGAATCAGGATTTGATCATGAGCGTTTTTATGAATGGGCAAACGACTGTCCATATCCGGTTTATATAAGCGAATATTCAACTCCATTTAAAGAAGTTCACGCATTTAAGCATCGGTCTTCACTTTCTGCAACAAACAATAAAAAACAGACTATAGAGAAGATATTTTATAATGGACAGGGCGTATTTGCAAAAACTCAATTATTCTAATCATGCACAAGATCGAAATAACCCATTCTCGCTATTTAGGAATAAAAGAAGCGAGACTATTTGAAAAGAGAACCATAAAGATTCTGGGCCTAAGCTTTGAAGTCTGGAAGGAGACAGACTTTTATCGATCAGAGAAAATAGGAATACAGGTATCAGCCTGGGTTGAGATGTATTCAGTACCATTTGAGAATATTAAGGATTATACACTACAAGAAGTAAATTTAAATTGAAGATGCAGAGAGTACTAAATTTTAGTGGCGGAAAGACTTCTGCATTGATGACCTTGCTTGAATATAAGGATGGCGATATAGTGCTATTCACTGACACGAAATGGGAAAGCAAAAAGACCTATAAGTTCATTGACGACTTTGAAAAATTCGAGGGTATAAAGGTTCACCGGGCGACATACGAAAATAAAAGACGGCCTGATCTACAAGGATTTGACGCGCTAGTTAATACGCGTAAATCAATGCCAAACCGCATGAAAAGAATGTGTACGGTCGATCTAAAGGTGTTAACAGCGAAAAGGTATTTAAGAGCACTTGGCATACAGACGTTTGAAAATTACATAGGATTCCGGGCAGACGAGCCGCAACGTGTTTTAAAGCATAAGGAACAGTTCAAAAAGGTATTTACTAAGTTTCCTTTATACGATCGGGGGATTACTAAAGAGATGGTTAATCAGTTTTGGTTGAGCAAGCCTTATAATCTCGAAATACCGTCAATACTGGGTAATTGTGATTTGTGCTTCTTGAAGGGTAAAGATAATTTAATAAAAATAATGGCTCTTTACCCGGAGCTTGCTGATAAATGGATTGCGGCAGAGGAAGGTAAAAAGGGCACGTTCATAAAAGGAATTACTTATAAAGAGCTTAGGCATATCGCATTAAGCCAGCAAACGCTGTTCGATTTAGATAAGGCCTTACCGGCATATAACTGTTCATGTACAACTTAAAAAACACAATCATGAAAACACATTTCGCCTTCGGGCTTATTTTCGGGGTACTAATAAGCTCAACAGCAGTAACCCTTTATTCTTTTAACAGACCTAATTACGAACAAATAGCAAGGGAGCAATCAGCAGAGATAGCCCAGCTAAAATTGGAGAACGAAGTAATGAAGGTTGATACAGATAACTGGATTACAGAACATAGTGAAATCGGGACTATGGAGAATGGGAATTAGGATTTTTGCTTGGCGTCAGCGATAAGTTTTACCCCCAGTTCTTTAAGGGCTTTACGGGCAAGCTTTTCGTCTTTGGCAGTGAATTGCTGATCTGAATAACCATGTAGTTTTTTACTAAGGTAGTTGTCAGCCGTTTTATTGTTAGGCCACATTCTGAAAGCCAAAGCCTTTAATGAAAACTCTTTTTGATTAATCAGATAGTCCTTAAAATCCATGTCCAAATATACTAAAAATAAATTTAATATTTTACTTGTTAATTCAAATAAAAGTAGGTAATTTTATAGTCAGTAATTAAATAAATAGGGGGCGCAAGTTTTTGGATAACTTTTGACCTGCGAGTAAGATGCATAAGAAAGTAGATCACCTGTAGGTACGATGGAGTAATTACCTGAATATTTACAGGGAAAGCGTAACAGGCGTTTTACCGGGTTCGAATCCCGGGCGCTCCACACTAAAGATAACAGAGATGGCTCGGCGAGATGTTTAAAAGACATATTGCCTTGCAAGCCCCAAGATTTGAAAGGAAATCAGTCCGACACCCTCATTGGCTCATAGCTCACAAGGCATGGGCTTTTGGCAGTAAAAGCAAGTCGGATTAAGACAAAGTGTTATGTAAAAGAGTAAATCACCGCACGTCACGCACTGCAACGATAACCCAGGATTTAAGAGCCCTGCACGGTTTCGACCTGCGGGGCATTGTCGGCAAAAGACTCTTGCTGAAATACAGCCGGGGTATTAATAGAAACTAAACTCAAGATTATGATATCAGAAACAATTTACAATGGGAAAGAAGTAGTATTCAGCATGGCTGACATACAGCACATCGAAAAGCAGAAAAGGCCAACTACGGCAAATGGCGACTTTATACCTAATGGTGCTTTTCTAATCACCAAACACACCACTTACAATCGTGAAGTTGATGGGTGGGAAAATCCTATTTGGATAAGTGAAGAAGAACTTCCCTCATTTATGAAAGCATGGTGCTTTTACAGAAGTGAGGTCGACTATCCTGAACCATCCCATAGTTAACCACCAATCAATATAAAACAGTAAAACACCAAAGAGAATGAAAACAGGAATTGAACTTATTGCCGAAGAAAGGCAACGCCAAATTGACGTTTATGGCTATTCAGATGAGCACATCAAAAATTCACCAGAAGACTATGAATGTGAAGAATTAGCCTGTGCAGCCGCTTGTTACGCAACACCGGCAGGTGATAGAATTAGCAGTGATGAATCATTTGTCCCAACGCCGGATTTATTTCCGTGGGATCAGCAATACTGGAAGCCAACGCCAGAACTACGCATACGAGAACTTGTAAAAGCCGGAGCAATGATTGTGGCCGAAATTGACCGACTGCAAAATGTTTAACCACATCCTATCACCAGTTAACAATAATTAAAAGGGGGAGAAAAATGAAATATTCAAGAAAATGTCTTATTTGCGGGAAAGAAGTAGTTAGTTCTAATAAGCGAACCTTCGTTCACCCTGAATGTAAAAAGATTTCTAACGAACTGGACGAAGATATCCCGGACGATGCATATATGGGCGAAGATGATATTGTCGGTGCGCTTGGATGGCCTGCTCCGGATGACTTTTAACCCCCTCTCAAGGGATAAAAACCAAAAAAGATGAAAACAGAAGTATTTAATCTTACGGAAAATTGCAAATGCATATGTTTTGATAATGAAAATGCCTGTATTTGCCAAACCAACGAAAAAGTTGTTAGAAATTACATAGCCGGGAACGTCACAGAGCCCATGACAGAAGCCCAAAGGGAATATTGCATATCAACCGCTGATTGGTGTTGGGAGGGCGCTTATACGCGAGAAGAATTAGAAAAGCTAAGCGACAAAGACCTTGCATGTAATCTAATGGATGCATGGCTCACATATGCGCAATCACTTTAATCACACCTTATCACCAGGTAACAATAATTAAAAGGGGGAGAAAAATGAAAATAACAATTGAAACAGATCAGGATTTCGAAACGCTAAAAACTTGCTACCGAAATTACTATGGCTATCCTAAAAATCATAAGGTAACCAAAGCGGATATTGCAGAAATGTGTAGCAGTTTTGTATCGGCAGACCTTCAAGACGAAGAATTTGCAGGTAATGATGATTTCCCTGAAAAAGATGAAGATTAACCCCCTCTCAAGGGATAAAACCAAAAAAGATATGAAAGTACTTGAAATTCGAATAAATCCGACCATTCCAAACGGTAAAAAGTACTCAGATTACAGAGGTCAAAGATTTATCGTTACCAAACAGATAGATAATTTTGGTGATAGGTGCGTGGCAATAGACCAGGGACAGCCCTTCATGTTTATAGCGGCTTCTGATTGTGAGAAATTAAATCACCCTATAAAGTAATACCATGAAAACAGCAGCACAAATTATAGCTTCAAAATTAAAATACACCGAAGAAGAAGCTATCAGTAAAAGGCCATTAACTATTGAAGCCATGCAGGAATACGCCCGGCAAGTAGCTGAAGCGGTGAAAATAGAATGTGGAGCGGCAATAGCTGACTATATAGAGCATCCTGAAACTACCGATGACGATCTGTTTCAACAAGGTATCAAGCGTGGCATAACTGAAATCAACAAAGTGGACATCGAACAATTCATAAAATAACCCCACCCAATGAACACACCAACAAAAACGGGATATATAATTTCAAAATGCCCATCGACTACACAATTAGTTCAATGCGATTGGACAGGCGATTTATCAGAGTGTAAACGCATTAGAGATACTGACTTTGGTAGGTGGTTTTATTACTGGTATTGTCCTAAGTGCGGTTCGAAAGTATCAGAGTTAAATCACAATTCACCCCTAACTCATCCATTGCAACGACTTGTTGCTTAATGTTTAGGGTGGGTTAAAATGGAGAAAGAAGTATGAAAGACAAAATCGATACATATTACGACAAGAACGGTTGGGAAATCCGAAATGGAGACATCCTTAAAGTTCCTCATTTCAGAAGCCGAAAGCGGAATTACTACATGTGGAAGATAGCGTATTTGTTGCCTGATTGGGGATGGGTTGCTATTCATTCAGGGACTTCATTTGACCCTGCTAAAATATTATTAGGCAAGCAATCATATAATCTTAGGGCGGCGTCAGACGAAACCGGCTATTGTGGGTATACTGAAATTATAAGCCGTGATATATGTTTCCCCGGCAATGCCAATGAACCTAAACGCAAGAGATTATTAACCCCAACAGCAAAGTAAAAGGATATGAAAACACAACCAATAGAATCAGTACTCCATGATTGGATACACGAATTGCCATTTTAACCACCCAATAAAAAGTAACACTTAAAGGAAAAATGATATGAAACAATATGCTGTTTACAAAAGCCCGACGGACTATCCCGGTAAATTTGTTGTGAGAGGATTTGAAATTAAAAACGGTCAAGTTATTCCAGAAGATGAACCATCTTGCGTGACAGATACCTTATCAGAAGCAAGGAAAAGTATACCTGAGACGTTTGTCAACTTGGGCAGGTCAGCAGATGACGATAATTGCCTACTCGAAGTTTGGATTTAATCCCCACCCCCTAACATGGAAAAGAAACAAGAGTTATACAAGCGATTTGAGGAATTAGCTAAAGAGCGTTATCCCATTACGGTAAAGGAGTTTTATAACAGCACAATGAACCTAATGGATATGGCCTACAACCTTGACCGCGAGTCCCCACTAGTAACAGCCGATGTAGATGAAGCGGCAAAAGAGTTTCAGAAAAGCAACCCATTAGCCAAAACGCTATTAACAGACTATTTCATAGCAGGTGTACAATGGCAAAAACAGCAGATGGCAGTAACAGGTACGGCGGAGGAAATCCTTAGTAGCTTTTATTGGAAACAATATCCTGCATCGTGGGCAAACTTTACCGAACGGCAACGGGCTACACTGGTTAAGTGTATGGAAGTATATGCCTCCGCCCAATCCACCACCATCGAAAGGTTGACTAAGGCGTTGGAGGATATAGATAAATTGCAACAGTCGCCAGAAGAGTACCCATTCTATACATTAAAAAAGGCCAAAAATATCGCCCGTGAAGCCTTAAACAGCATAAAAAAGTAAACCATGAAAACAATAATCACCACCCTCGCCCTCATCCTGATAGTCTCGATAGGGGTCAAAGCGCAGACGAAAAGAGTTGACACGACAAAAACACAGCCATCTTTAAGGTTTAGGGGCAACGTAAGGCCAGGGTGGATATCTTCAGAACATACATTTCCAGCAAACACAGTTACCCTTCAACCGTCAAAATTCATCTGGTTTAATACACCGGATGAAATCATGTCAATATCCGAGCCCGACAGCAATAAAACGATAACCGTAAAGTTTAACCGGAAATTAGTTCACTTTATAAACGATTCAACATTTACATTTAAACAGCCGTGAAGCCAGCCCAGGCAAAGGCAATAATAAAAGACTGCGTACTCAATTAAATAACAACTATGAACATATTGGCATTAGACGTAGCCACAAAAACAGGGTGGTGTACAAAAACAGCTTACGGAACTTGGGACTTTTCTCTAAAGCGGGACGAAAGCGCCGGGATGAGACTAGTTCGATTCAAAGCGAAGTTAAGGGAAATGTGCGCCCTGGAGCAGATCGATCTCATTACCTTTGAACTCAGCCAGGGGTTTCACCAAAATGCGGTTATCGTGCAATCCGAGCTTCACGGCGTGCTCAAACTATTCTGCGAAGAGAATAAAATCGATTACAGGTCATTTTCGCCCCCTGAGATCAAGAAATTTGCCACCGGCAAGGGGAACGCCAACAAGGATAAAATGATTGAAGCAGCGCGTTCTAAACACGGTTATTTAGGTAACGACGATAATACTGCTGATGCAATACATATTTATCATCTAACCCGCCAAAGCTTAAGTTTGGTTTAAACAGTTGAACAAAAAAAGCGATAAACAATGGCAAAAATCAGAAATCACAATAAAAACAAGCTTTTGGAAAAGCACAAGAAGCAATTCGCCATGAAGCGCGGTTATAAATCATGGAGCCTTTACCGGGAGAAACGCAACGTCTATGATTACATCGGGGATCTTCACGAAATAGCTGCGAATGCCATCGAAGAACTGGAGGCCGAACTAAAACGGGTTAAAGAAATAGCCGGAATTAATTAAAAAAGCTATTGTAAATAAACACTAAAATGCTTATATTTAAGTAAATAACAACATTTTGCAAATTAAACCAAATAGATTCCCGCATATTCCTAAAATGCCAGGAGTATATCTTATTACAAGTAAGATAACAGGGCTTATGTATGTAGGGTCGAGTCAAAATTTAAATCGTAGAATAGCCTTTTACCATACTCCGGGCGCAGATACTAGAAAGTGGATGTCTGATTTCGATGTATCTGATTTTACCTTTAAGGTATTAGAAACGGTTGAAAAAATATCCGAAAATGAACTATTCGCACTCGAATTGTATTGGATAAAAACATTAAACACAGTTTTTCCTAACGGAATGAATAAGCGTTGCCCAGTTACCAACAAATCGTTATGTGGCGTTAAAGGAAAATCAAATAAGAGGGTAAAGGGATTTTATATAAATGTGCTTAGAGATTATTAAATATGTAAAACCTACGGGAGCAAATTATAAATCTCGCAATAAAAAGGTATTAACAGCTTAAACAACATGATACAACCGACCGAATTGCGTATAGGTAACTACGTCAACGTGCCCCGGGCAGAACAATCACCATTTAGAATAGATGGCTTTGAATATAATTCAAAAGATGGCGGCAAGATATATCAAAACAACGGGACCTACGAAACATCATTCGGAACTTTCCCTTTTCATCCACTTACATGGGAAATATCCGACCTTGCGCCCATCCCATTAACCCCTGGGATATTGGAGAAAGCCGGTTTTCATTTCGGGTTTCACGAAAATGGAACATATTTTATAGACCTTAATGAAATAGATAAGCAACTGGAAATTATGCTGTCAGGCAATGAGTTTTACCCTCAGATAGTGCAGGCGCCCGAGATGAGTAACGAGGATTGCCAAGTCGTCTCATTAAACAAAATAGAACACCTTCATCAGCTCCAGAACCTCTTTTGGTGTCTAACAGGATCAGAACTTACAGTAAACCTTTAAAGCCATGCCAGACATATCAATGTGTAGTAATCATTCATGCCCTTCAAAAGAAGATTGCTTTAGATACAAAGCTACTCCAGGTAGGTATCAGAGTTACGCAGACTTCGCGCCGCCGAAAGGGGAAAAGAAATGCGATTACTTTATGGAAGTTAAACCACCCGAAAAGGAAAAATAAAATTCCGAATAAAATTCATAAATGAAAATCATTTTGGGAGTGTAAATAATATTTGGTAATTTTACTCATTATGGCCAAAAAACGACAAGCAAAATCTAATCCAGTGGGTAGGCCGCCAATTTTTACAACCGCCAATGATTTGCAATCAAAGTGCGATCAATATTTTGAATATATAAAGGGCGAATGCCACGAGGAAGAAACCGTAAGAACGTCGAAGGACGGATCAACCGAACCCGTTAAAATAACGATTTGGGATCGGCGACCCGAAACGCCAAGTCTTACAGGGTTGGCATATTTCCTGGGTTTTGAGAGCCGTCAAAGCATTTATGATTATGAAAAGGACGGTGAATTTTCTTACACCATAAAAAGGGCAAGGCTTAGAGTTGAAGCATCATACGAACAATTTCTTTTAACACAGGCATCAACCGGAGCAATATTCGCTCTTAAAAACTTTGGTTGGAAGGATAAATCAGAAGTAGAACAAACAAGCAGGCATTATTTCATAGACGACCTTGACGAAAGCAACGGGGATAAGACTGAGTGAATTACTAAAGCCAACGGCAAAGCAAAGGCAATGCTTAAAGGCGCTTAGAGATAATTCAACTACCGAAATATTATACGGTGGTGGTGCCGGTGGTGGTAAAAGTTATTTAGGGTGTGCATGGATATTGATAAACGCCCTGAAGTATTCAGGCACCCGATGGCTGATTGGCCGATCTAAACTAAAGTCATTAGAGGAAACCACCCTAAATTCATTCTGGCAGGTATGCGAAGCGTTCGGATTAAAAGCGGACATCGATTATAAATACAACTCTCAAAAAAGCTTTATAAAATTCTCAAATGGATCTGTGGTCTTACTAAAGGATTTGTTTCTTTACCCGTCCGACCCTAATTTTGATAGCTTGGGATCGTTGGAGATAACCGGGGCATTTATTGACGAGTGTAACCAGATAGTTGAAAAGGCGTGGAACATAGTAAAGAGCCGTATTCGCTATAAGCTTGACGTGTATGGATTAATACCAAAGATATTGGGTTCGTGCAACCCTGCAAAGAATTGGGTTTATACTAAGTTCTACAAGCCATTTAAAGATCATACCCTGCCGAAAATCCGGGCATTTATTCAGGCGCTTGTAGACGACAACCCATATATTTCAAAGCACTACCGGGAAAACCTTTTAAGCTTGGATAAAGCAAGTAAGGAACGTTTACTTTACGGCAATTGGGAATACGATGATGACCCAACAGTATTGATAGACTACGAAGCAATTATTAATTCATTTAGCAATACCCATATTAACGGGAACGGCAAACGTTACATATCTGCGGATATTGCCCGGTTTGGTAAAGACAAGAGTGTTTACATTGTTTGGGACGGGTGGAAGGCATTAAAAATGATTGTTAAGGCAACGGCAAGTATAACTGAAAACGCAGAGTTTATAAAAGAACTAAAGCAAACCTACGGTGTACCGACGCTTAATATTATTTGTGACGAGGGTGGTTTGGGCGGTGGTGTTGTGGATATATTGGCTTGTCGGGGTTTTGTCTCCAATAGCCGGCCAATGGTTAATAAAGATGCGGTGGTTGATAGTAGCGACAAGCAAACACCAGGCAAGGGCGCGCCCGAGAATTACGATAACCTAAAATCACAGTGCTATTTTAAGTTGGCGCAGGATATCAACAATAACCTGGTCAACATATCGGCATTGTCAGATTACAGCGCGGAGATTATAGAAGAACTGGAACAGGTCAAGCAAAAGAACATGGACAGCGATATGAAGCGTGGCGTTATCTCAAAAGATAAGGTAAAAGAACTGATCGGCAGATCGCCCGATTTTTCAGACACCATAATGATGCGGAAATGGTTTGACTTATTCAGAGAACCCGGCAAAGCAAAAACAAGCTTACCCTACACCGGCAGCCAAAGAATAAAAACAGATTTTGATTGGGTAAAATAATAAATTATACTTAAATTAGCGTTAATCAATTAGTTATGAAACTAAGTTCATTTCAACGGTTATTTTTAAACAACCACACTTTTAAGATTTTTGGCCGGGCGATTACGGTTTATGATTTATGGGAAGACAGGTTTTGTTTCGAGGTTTCAAAAATAAAGATCAATGCACACTGAAACACTGCGCACATTAACCGGAAAGCTAAAAGTAACGATCCCGGAAAACCTCAACGAGTTAACCGTTGGGCAGCTGATTGATATTCAGGCGCTGGAAAACGCATCCGACCTAAAACCGCTTGCCATACTTTCAGGAGTGCCGGAAGATGACTTAGCTAACATCTCACAGTTGGAATTGGATAAGTTCACGAACCGGATTCTTTCCTTATCCCACCAGATCACTTATTGTT